TTAAATATACCCAAGATTCTTTAAACGCCAATACATTGCTTCTTCCGAAACATCAAACCGACCAGCAAGTCCCTGAACAGAATAGACTTTATCCCTATTTATCGACATTTCGATAGCCTCTTGTGGCATCAATAATTCTGCAGAAAATCGATTAGCCTCTCTCTCTTCGATATAGTTACCATCATTCCAATCAGGATTCGAGAAATCTCTGAACATGCGCCCATTCTGAGTATGACCTAACACGTGATGTCCTAGTTCATGAGCGAGAGTGAAACGAATCCTGCTGTTCGGATCATAACTATTATAATAAATAACCCGACGACCATCTGGTGTTATCTCAGCTATACCGCATGGTTCATTTCCATTTGCTGACGGCGATAAAGGCCTAACTTCAATTCCCATCCGATGTGCAATCACATCCGGCCGCACTGGTAAGCGACCATCCCAATGAGAATTAAGCACAGCATTCACTGCGTTAAAATCCATCGTTCAAGCCTCCGTTATCGGAATTGATTTGATATGCATCAAAGAACATCATTTTCATGGTGCAAGAATGTACTACAAATTTATCCAGTAGTAACTGGTGTTGAGTCAAAAAAACTGCAAAAAAAGTTGACATAACATTACACTATGAAAAAACACACCCAGTCAAGTCATTAACATATTTATTTCCATAAATCAATATTATCATTCGCAAGCTAAAAAATAAAGAATTATTCACTTAAAATTCTCTAATTTATAGTGTTACTTATATAACCTAATCATTCAAAATGAGATTTTAATCTAATTTAAAGCCGATATCTTAAAAACAGTTACTATGATTGTCTTTCGCTGCGCCCCTACTCTGAAACTGGCCATATTGTGTTATACCAAGTCACCCAACGCTCGCGCCGTGTGGGTTGAAACCCACACCGAAGGTCATTGATAAAACTAGTTAAAATAATTATTTGTATACTATGCAACAGACCACTGAAAGGAATTTTGCACCTGAAAAATGACAAGTAATGGCTCTGATTTTAGGCATGAAAAAAGCGGCCAAGAATTTAGCCGCTTTTGTTAAGTAGGATTGAACAATCTACAGCGCTAAATCCAACTGATTTTCCCCCTTGTGGCTACGGGGAAAGATATTAGTGGGGACACATGCGCCTGGGGCGGGTTTTGTTTCGTTCAGTGCTTCATCAATGTGGGTCATACTGGTAAAGCAGTAACCGCACATCATGTTTTGGCACTGGTGATAGCTACGTCGAACCAATGGGCTGAGTTCTACGCTTGTACGTGTTTTTGCAGTTGCGCGGCACTTTGGACATTTGATCGCCATGACAACCCCTCAAACGGTTGGTGTTACAAACATTATACACAGACGCTGTATTAATCATCATTATCGTCTGCTGCCCAATCCGTTATTTTCACTTCAAATTCCAGCGATGTAGTAAATCCCGATTGGCTAATCTCATGTACGCAGCGCGTAATTATCCAGTCTGCATTATCGATAACCGTTTTAAAGCCAGACATACGGGCGTGTAATTCGGGATATAAATCAGCACGGCCCCGCGCTAACGTCATACTGAATTCTGCGGCACCGCGCTGTAATTTCGACCATTTTGCCGCCGCGGCGCGTTTTGCAGCCCGCTCGGTTTTAAACGTCGATCTCATGACATAAACATTACCTTCCGTTCCCTCAAGATAATTACCCTCTTTACTGCTGGATGCAGGCTCTTTCTTTTTAACGGGGGTATTGGTTTTGCGTTTACGCACCACTTTTGTGGTCTTGGTTTTACCAAAATTCAGATCCAGCCAGTACGCCGTAACACCGGTGTATGCATCGCGATCAGCAACACGGAAACTGTGACTGTCTCCGCTACTGCGTGTAATGATGATTGCCGGTAACGGCTTGCCGCTTTGCGAAACCGCCTGCCCTGGAATAATAAACAGCAACATGCCGTTTTTTATGGTGGCGATTGCGCCTACCATTTCCGCCATGCGAGTAAGGAAGCTGATATCTGATTCATTCGTCTGGTCAGCGTGATCAAGTTCCAGCTTCGCCAGCCGTTCCGTCACACCCGCTTTCAACCCGTAGCGGCTGGCAATGGCAGATACCACAAATCCAACAGTCACATTGTGCCAACTGTATTCGCGTTTGACGTTGAATGATTCTCTGAAGTCGGCACTGCGGGCGCTGATAGTCAACTGATCCGGCGGGCCACGATGCGCAATTTCATCAACCGTAAATGTCCCTTTGCTGATTAGCGGTTCATTCGCCCAGCCCAGCGCCACAGTGACCTTTGCACCGCGCTCCGGCAGGGCTAATTTTCCGTCGGCATCGTCCAGCACCAATTCCAGTGAATCCGCTTCAAAGCCTCGGTTATCTGTCAGCGATAACGACATCAGCCGATCATTCAGTTCCGTAACCTGCTTATCACCAACCCTCACCATAAACGCCGGACGGGGTGAATACTCATCCAGACGTCCAGAAATAGCCCCTAGCGTATCCATGATTGACATTGTTACCCCCTGATCTCTGCATGAATACTCGCGTTACGCGCGCGTAGGGACAACCGGTGCTGGTTGTCACGGTGCAGCGACAAGGCAAACGCCGTGCGCAGGCAGTGAAATCCCGCAATCATGAAGCCGGACATTTGACGCATTGAGGCAACAAGCATGGCGACTAATTATCATCATGGTGTGACCGTCCGAGAAACAACGGATCTCAGCACCATCATTAACGATATCGACTCGGCAGTGATCGGCGTGGTGTGTACTGCCGATGATGCCGACGCAGATACGTTCCCGTTAAACGAACCCGTATTGTTAACCCGCGTTGCCAGCGTGTTAGGCAAGGCAGGAAAAACCGGTACGTTACACACGACGCTGAAATGTATTTCCGATCAGGCCAGCCCTCAAACGGTGGTGATCCGCGTAGCAGACGCGGCGAATGCGCAGGCGGAAGGCAATGAACCTAAACCGACGCAAGATCAGTTAGTGATCGGCGGTTCCGATGCCAACGGACGCTATACGGGGCTGTATGCGCTGCTGTCGGCAGAGGCGCGAATTGGTGTTCGTCCGCGTGTACTGGCAGTGCCAGAACTGGATACCCAGGCCGTTGCCGCGCAACTGGCCGTCATGGCTGAAAAGCTAAACGCGTTCGCCTATGTCAGTGCGCATGACTGCGCAACTATCGCGGCGGCGAAAACGTACCGCGAAAATTTCTCCCAGCGTGAACTTATGGTGATCTGGCCTGACTTTATCGCCTACGACACCGCAAAAGGGGAAAACGCGATCGTACCTGCGCCAGCGTTTGCGGTTGGCCTGCGTGCCAAAATTGATGCGGAGACGGGCTGGCACAAGGTGTTATCCAACGTTGCGGTAAACGGTGTGCTGGGACTGAGTAAGGATGTGTATTTCACGCTACAGGGAACCGATACCGACGCCGACGAGCTGAACAGCAACGGCATCACTACGCTGATTAAGCAAAACGGCTTTCGCTTTTGGGGATCGCGCACCTGTGATCGTGAAACCTACCTTTTTGAAAGCTACACCCGTACGGCGCAAATCCTCGCAGACACCATCGCAGAAGCACATTTCTTCTACATCGATAAGCCGCTTACGCCCTCACTGGCAAAGGATATTGTGGACGGCATAAACCGCAAGTTAACGGCGCTGGTCACCGCTGGCCGTCTGTTGGGTGCGAATTGTTGGTATGACAAAGAAACCAACACCGGCGAAACGCTGCGCACTGGAAAATTAACCATCAAGTACAACTACACACCCGTTCCTCCATTGGAGCATTTGGATCTGGTGCAGGAGTTTACTGACGAATACTTCGCGACGTTTGCCAACACGTTCAGCGGGTAAGGGGTAAATCATGTCTCTGCCAAAGAAACTTAAATACTTCAATCTGTTTATCGACGGTGACAACTATTTCGGTCAGGTGCCGGAAGTGACACCGCCTAAGCTCACGCGCAAGACAGAAGACTATCAGGCGGGTGGCATGCCTGGCTTTGTCGCGATTGACTTCGGTTTTGATGCAGGCGCGCTGGATATGGAAATCACGCTCGGCGGGTTGGATGCCAACTTGCTGAAAAAATGGGGCGTGTCCACGGCTGACGGTATGCAAACGCGCTTTGCGGGTTCGTACCAGGATGAAGCCACAGGCGAAGCTGTTCCGTGTGAAATCCAGACGCGTGGCCGGTTCATTGAGCTTGACCCAGGCTCTGCCAAAGTGGGTGAAGATACGGCACATAAATACACCCTGAAAAATACCTATTTCAAGCTGACGATCAGCGGTGAAGAGGTCATGGAAGTGGATGTGCTGAACATGATTTATAAAGTGGCCGGTGTCGATATGCTGGAAAAACACCGCGCTAACGTTGGGCTATAACAGGAAATTTCTACCATGACTGAGAAACAAAATAACGTCGTCATTCTGCAAAACCCGATCACACGTAAAGGCAGTGATGTGAAAGAAGTCACGATCACCGGCGCACTGAAGCAGGCCGGATCGCTGCGCGGGCTGAAAGTCTACGATGTGATGACGTCCGATGTTGATAGCCTGCTGACGCTGCTCCCGCGCGTCACCAGTCCGGCGCTGACGAAAGAAGAACTCATGGCAATGGATACGTGGGACTTTTGCCAGCTATCCAATGCGGTGGCCACTTTTTTGCAGCCCTCTTCCCTGGCGAACGAGACGGGCGCGGTAACGGCGTAATTCATTGCCCGTTTAACAGTGTTGAAGAGGTGATGGCCGACATCGCAGCAATTTTCCATTGGTTGCCGTCGGCGATGGATGCCATGCCAGTAGATGAACTGCTGGCATGGCGAAGCCGAGCAGCCGTTAGAAGCGGAAACTCGGAATGACAGATCGCAATCTCAATATTCGCGTGGCGTTCAGCGCGATCAATAATATGGCCCGGCCCGTCAGTGCTGCACGTAGCGGCACGGCGGCGCTGGCTGACCAAATCAGAGCAACACAAAACACCCTCAACGGATTAGGACGGCAGGCCAGCAGCTTTGACCGTCTGAGCGCTGCATCCGCTAAAACAACCCGCGAACTGGAACAAGCGAAAGCCAAAGCCGCGGCTATGCGGGCTGAATTCGGCGCCGCTAGCGCACGAACGGACGAACAAAACGCGGCACTGAAACGGCAGCGTGAGCTTATCCGGCAATTATCCACCGCTCAGACCAACGAAACCGAACAGTTAAAGCAACTGCGGGCAGAGCTGGCACGGCATGGCGTGATACTGGATCGCAGCCGCAGGGCAACAGACCAGATCAGCGATCAAACCGCACGCTATAACCGTATGTTAGCGGAACAGCAACGGCGACTGGCCGCAGTGACGCAGGCACGCGCACGCTATGATCGGATGCAGCAGACGGCGAGTAACCTGCGTAGCACGGGGGCAATGGCAATCGGTGCCAGCGCAGCCGGTGCGTATGTCGGCGCCAGAATGATGGCCCCTAGTTTGCAATCGGATAAAAGCGGCGCGGTGATTGCCGCACAAAATGCGGAAGCCTCCGCAATGGGCTCCCAGTACTCTCGCATAATCAAAAGCATTAACAGTGACGGCGTGAGCGATGACCTCAGCCATATTGCCAGCACCGTATCTGCGGTGCGTAGCTCACTAGGGGCATTAGGGGAAGTCGGTGAAGCTGAATTAGACAGGATCTCGCGCAAAGCATTGGATATGCAATCCGCGCTTGGAGGCGATACGGCGGAACACATCCAGATTGCAGCCATTATGATGAAAAATGGCCTGGCTCGCAGCAGCGATGAAGCATTCGATTTGATGACGGCAGGAATGCAACGCGTGTCTACCCAGATGCGCGGCGAGTTACCTGAGATATTGCATGAGTATTCAACGCATTTCAGGAACATGGGTTACAGCGGTTCTGAAGCCATGACACTGCTGGTCAAGATGGCGCAACAGGGGAAATTTGCGCTGGATAAGACCGGTGATGCCGTCAAAGAATTTTCTATCCGTGGCTCTGACATGTCCAAAGCCAGCGTAGCGGCGTATGACACTATCGGCTTGAATGCGAAACGTGTCGCGTCGGCCATCGCCAGCGGTGGCGCGCAAGCACGTAACGCGATGCAGCAAACTGCGCAGGGGCTATTGAAGATTAAAGACCCTGCCGAACGGGCAAATGCGGCCATTGCATTATTTGGCACACCAATAGAAGACCTGTCTGTCGATCAGATCCCTAATTTCCTGTCAGCGCTAGCCAATACCAAAGACCAGTTCAGCGATGTCAGCGGAACGGCTGAACGTATGGGCAGCACGTTACGCGATAACCTGTCGGGGGATATCGACAAGCTCGGCGGCGCACTGAGCGGGCTACGTTTTGCCATCTTTGAAAATGACTCAGGCATTTTGCGCAAACTGGCTCAAGGCGCGACGACGTTAGTGAATAGCGTCCGCGAGTGGGTAACGGCTAATCCTGAGCTGGCTCAAACGCTGCTCGTTGTTGTTGGTGGTGCGCTGGCCCTCACCGCGGCAATTGGCACCGTGTCCCTCGCTACCGGCATATTGATGGGGCCATTTTCCAAACTGCAACTTGGCCTATCCCTGTTAAGCGGTGGTAAGGGTATTGGCACCGTTACAAGTATGTTCAGCAGGCTTAGCGGTGTTATGACTGGTAGCCTGTCCAGCACTCGCGCGTGGGGTGGCATCCTTACCAGTATACGCAGTGGCATCGGTGGGATCGGCGGTATTGCTCAGGGTGTTGGCCGTTCCTTGTTGATGGTATTCACTCAGCCAGGCGCGGCGCTATCGGCGCTGGGTAATGGCGTGCGGATGCTGGCGACATCTGGATTTTCTGCACTGAGTGGGTCAGGGATGGCAGTATTTAACATCTTGCGTACTGGCTTCATGTTGTTACTCAGCCCAATCGGCATTATCGGCGCGGCAATCGTTGCGGCAGGTGTATTGATTTACAAATATTGGGAACCGATTAAGGCGTTTTTCAGCGGTTTTTTCAGCGGTCTGAGCGCTGGTCTTGAGCCGGTTAAACAATCCTTCTCAGCGTTATCACCGATTTTTGACGGGATCGGACAGGCTATTAGTAGCGTATGGGACTGGTTCAAAAAACTGTTTGAACCTGTCAACGCCTCATCTGAATCGCTGAAACAATGCACTGAAGCTGGGAAAGTTTTTGGTGAAGTGGTTGGAATGGCGATTGGTGGCGTAGTGACAGTTATTTTGAAAGTTGCCGAAGGGATTGGCTGGATACTTGAAAAGCTGGGCGTTATCCCTAAAGCGGCAAATGCCGCTATATCGGCATCGAACGCCATGAACGGCGCAATGCCGGAAAAAGGCTATGAAACTAAAAAGCCGGTTATGTACGTGTGGGATAAGAAACAAAAGAAAATGGTGGCGCAGGAATGGAAGCCTCAGCCCCCCAAAGAAGCCGATGCGGTGATTAAAACCGGTGAGGCAGCAAAACCACCGGCAGGTGAAAGCAGCAAGCCTAAAACTGGAGCGTTGCCGGACCTGACTGGCAGCAACCCAACGACAGCAAAAACAGGCAGCACAGCAGCCACTGAAGAGAAAAAAGATCCCAACAAGCTGGGTGATATCGTTTTTAAAAACGTGCCGCCGGCCGTCATGCTGGCGAACGGCTACCGTGAATCACAGGTTATGCCTGCACAGCCCAAAATCCCCCTGCTTGAGCGTGTGAAGCAAACCGCCGGTGTGCTGGCCGCTTCCGTCCTGCCGTTTACTGTTCAACCTGCTGGGGCGGACGTTCCGGCCATCAATTCACCTGCAGCACAGATGAAAACGGCGATGTCTGCCGGTATGGCCAACACAGACAAATATGAAATCAATATCACGATTCAGGATGCACGCAGTCTTGATGAAAACAAACTCGTCGCAAGGCTGCGACAGGAAATAGACGATATTGAACGCCGTAAGCAGCGTCGCCAGCGCTCACAACTGACCGATAACGTATAGGGCTCCTATCATGATGATGATTCTGGGTATGTTCGTTTTCATGCGGCAGACTACGCCGTACCAATCCCTGAGCCACGACAGCAGCTGGCGACATGCTAAAAATGATCGGGTCGGCAAATCCCCTCGCTATCAGTATATCGGCGCAGGGGAAGATAAAATCACACTGTCCGGTGAGCTGTATCCAGAAATAACCGGCGGTGACGTGTCATTAAACGTGCTGGAAACGATGGCCTACACAGGAAAAGCCTGGCCGCTGATCGAAGGGACGGGCAACATCTACGGTATGTATGTGATTACCAACATTAGCAAAACCCGTTCCGAGTTTTTTAACGACGGTAAGGCGCGGCATATCTCATTTACGCTGAATCTGGAACGGGTTAGCGAAGATTTGCGGGAAATGCTGGGCGATATGGATATCGGGTTATCCTGACAACAAAGTCACTTTTAACTGTACTCGATGAAAAAAACCACCGTTTGCGGACGGTGGGCTTCGCTTTCCCCAGCGTATCATTATTATTTTAAAACCAATCGCATAATGACATCAGGGCTGGCTATTTTATAAACGTTTATACAGATCGATTAAGCGTTATTGATCGGCGGTAACGATCAATAACGCCATAGCTATTTGGAAATGGGTGCGTCTATCTTCAAACTCATTAGTTACAGATACGATACGATGTCATAAACAATAATGGTTGCCATATCCGTTACCACTATTCCCGGATTATCTGTATCTGATGTGGCAAATAAAACAGCAGCATTACCCATCATTTCTGCAGCGATCGTCACAGGCTGACCACCATGCATACTAGTCACCATACCCATCGTATCTTCAAATTCATATGCGCTTGTTGATGCTGCTGAAATCACAGGCATATTCGGTGACGATAACGGCGTTTGCAACGTCATGTAATTTGTGTGAAATGATGCACCAGATGTGCTGACGTGCCCCATCCACGAACAGCCGATTTCACGATAGATAAACCCCGCTACTCTAAACGTCTTGATGCTCCCAATTTGGATACCATGATTTTGATAGCGGATACGAATGGTCGCATTAGTATTATTTCCCGCGGGAAATATCATTGATGTAACAACGAATTTTCCCACAGGATTGTGTCGGCTGGTAGATTTTCCAGATATGACTGTCGCGTTATTTTCTAGCAGAAATAACAGTGTCTTACCGACTTCAACAAAACGTCCGTGTGATTTAATTTCAAATGCGACTTCAAGAGTATCATTGTTAATTGCTGTAAAATTCAGGCTTTGCATCAAATGCGATGAAAATTGTAGTAATGCGACAGGCGCTAATTGAAGTTTTCCGAAACCAAGGTTTTCGGGAGTCAGCGTAATATCAGATGTTCCATCAAACGGCACGCCGTTAATACTCCTCGGCGTCGCTAATCGTTTAGCGACCGCGACACCGCTTCTCAGCTCCCGCTGAACAAATATTGTGTTGGGTACCAGATTTGTTTCATTTCCGGCGGGCGGAGTAGCTGCCAGCCTCGGTGACCCGATAAAAAACGGGCTGTCTTGACGGGCAATTTTGGCGTCTACTTCCTGTGATGTATATGCGCCCACATCCCCTGCGTTCAGGGCAATATCTGCTGACAGCGCTTTGCCGTTGACGGTACGGCCCGAGGGCACGCGGCTATCGGCGTTCGTGTTGGCGTTGGCGGCTGCGGTGGCGGCATTATTGGCGGCGGTAGTCGCGTTGGTCGCTGCCGTAGCGGCATTATTCGCGGCAGTTGTGGCAGCAGTGACGCGGGTATCGGTTTCAGCTTTCGTATACGCGCCGACATCCCCTGCGTTCAGAGCAATATCTGCCGACAGCGCTTTGCCGTTGACGGTACGGCCCGAGGGCACGCGGCTATCGGCGTTCGTGTTGGCGTTGGCGGCTGCGTTGGCGGCATTATTGGCGGCGGTAGTCGCGTTGGTCGCTGCCGTAGCGGCATTATTCGCGGCAGTTGTGGCAGCAGTGACACGGGTATCGGTTTCAGCTTTCGTATACGCGCCGACATCCCCTGCGTTCAGAGCAATATCTGCCGACAGCGCTTTACCATTCACCTTACGGTCAGATGGCACGCGGCTATTGGCATTATCATTTGCCGCTTTCACGGCTTTTGGAGTTGCGGCCAGCACTTCGCTATCGCTAGTTGTCGCACTGCTCAACTGCACGAACCCTTTGGCGTTTAATGTACCGTCTGGGTGTTTACGGTTTTTTTCATGCGCGTCAATAACATTATCCACATAGCCGCGTGTTGCCAGTACCACAGCCGGATCAATCTTCAACGTTACGGCATCGGTACTACTGACAATCAAAATCATGCGCACAGTCTGAATACGGCCACTGCCTTCCTGCAATAACGGCTTGTACGTTTCGGCACAGTTACCTATCGCAACCAGATCGCCCTCAGCATCAAAGAGGCCGACTTCTCGTATCCAGAAACCCCCTTCATTTTCAGGAATGACCTGTTCCGCAATAATCTGATTAGTATTTACCGGATCCACGTTCAGTGTGTTGATGCCTGCCCGTCGCTTTTCATTAATCAGTGCGGTTTGTGCTGGGTTCGGTGTTGGAAGCGTGCCGCCGCCGTCGCCGACAGCCATATGCGTGATATCAAGATGCGAGCCTAACACGGTAGCGTTTGCCAGTTTTGCAGCACCAATATTCGTTAGTAAGACAAAGTATTTCGTACTCATTGGGTTACTCTCATCGTATCAATCAAGTGAACACCTGCGCCGACGACATCTAATCCGCTAGCGGTAATGGTTTCAGGGAAATAAGGGTAAACGGTCAGCGTGTCGCCACTGTAACTGGTGGCGGCGACATAGGCCGCGCCTTGTGTATCGAGGTTGATATTCAGCCCCAGCAAGTGGCGTGATACCGGTTTAGCGTCCGCAATCAGGCGCTCCAGCTCTAGAAACGTCTCTTCGGTAATGCCTTGCTGCTGTACACCAATATCTAATCGAAACGTGCCAGGCACACCGCCGTTCTGCCACCATTCGATAATTCGGATCAGGTAGCCGAACGGCTCCACCACGCGACGCAGTGCGCCGATGGTGCCTTTATGCCGATGGATGAAGTAAGCATCTTTTATCGCCTGGCGCTTGATGATTTCAGGCCATTTTTCATCCCAGCGATCAACAGAGAATGCCCGTGCGAGATAAGGCAACAGGTTTGCCGGACACGAATCAGGATCACATAACTGACGCAGTGGGATTGGCGTGCGGGATAATTCCGCGCAGGTTTTTGCGGCGGCAATTTCCAACTCGGATGAACCGACAGGTAACATACTGCTATTCATCCGATCCCCCGTTATTCAGCGTCCAGTTAGTGCAGTAGGACGCCTGGCTTTTATCCAGCACGATATCGGCGGCGGGGCTGACCAAATCAACGCGTTGCACCCCTTCGACATGGAGCGCAGCGAATATCGCAGAGCGGCGAATATCACGACCTAACCGATGCTGCGCGGTGATATAAGCCTGTAGGCGGGCTTCTGCTGTAATACGAATCGGCTCAGCTTCTGGCCCCGAATAGAAATACAGGGTAGCGGTTATGTCATAGGGGATGATGACAGCGGATTGAACAGTTACCCGATCGGCAACCGGCCGAACGTTCTCTGCGTTCAATGCCGCATTGACGGCTTGCAATAGTTCACCGCTGGCGCTGCCATTCCCCTCACGTGACAGCACTGTTACCGTGACGGCGGCAGGGCTGGGGCTAACTGCGCTAGCGTCAGCGACTCGCCCATCGGCACTACGCGCGTGAAATTCATATGCCGCGGTTGGCCCCGCAACACTCAGCCCCTCAAATGCCTGTTGCGCGCGCGTACGCAGATCAGCATCAGACTCCATGACCGCTTCAACGGGTGGGATCGCTTCTGTATCTTCTGCGGTGATAACCAGTCGCTGCACGTTAACGTTGGCAGCAAGCTGATCAAGGTCACTTCCGGCGGCGTAGGCCAGCATGTTAGCGCTGGCCGCTTCGTTAACCCGCTGACGCAATAACAACTCATGATAGACAGACAGTTGCAGCAACTTGGTTAACGGCTCGGATTCCAGCATCAGCGTGCGCGATATGGCATCACGCTGTTCGACCGGAAAAAAAGCGATAAACATCGCACGGCGTTCCGCATACAACGTTTCGTAGTCCAGTGTTTCAACGACATCAGGTGCAGGCAGCAGAGATAAATCAATCAATCCGCTCATCGTGCCCCCTGTAGTGAAATCGTAGAGCTAAACACCGCAAGATTATCCGTGCGCTGCGCCTGAAGCGTAACGGCAGCAAGTCCGGCACCACGGGTTTCCAGCGTAATTTTTGTTGGGGTAATACGCGGCTCCCAACGCATTAATGCGCTGTAGATGGCTGACATTATCTTTAGCTTTATTGCGGGCTCGTAAGGCTCGTCAATCAGAGAAAAAAGCTGTGATCCGTAGCTGCGGCGCATCACCCGACTGCCGACAGGGGTGATTAAAATATCGCGTACTGACTGGCTGATATGCTCATCATCAGTAATCGCGCGACCAGTACTGGCATTCATGCCGATATATTTTTCATTGCTCATTGCGGGCCGTCCGTTCTGCTACCGCCGCGCTGTACGCCGCCATGATCGTGATCGTCTACGACTACGCCGTTTGATGACATTTGGCCGCCGGTGTGGGTGATATCGCCCTGCATCGTGCCGCCTTTTTCTACACTGAATGTTTGCGTGCTGAGATGCTGGGTACAAATCACTTTTGGGGTGTCCAGTGTGATTGATTCAGCCGCTTCAACGATCACATTTTTGACGCCTTTAACGGTCATCGTTGAGGTGTTGGCATCATACGTTTCGCTGGCTCCATCGGAATAAACGGTAGTGTGTACCTTTGGGCTGGCGCTGGGCGCACTGTGCTGATTGGAGTACAGGCTTAATACGATCACCGCCGTTTCCAGATCGCCGCCTGGTGAGACCATAAGAACCTGCTCGCCCACTGACAGCGGCCACCATGTTTTGGCATCACCCGCACGCGCCACACACCAACGTATCCATCCCGTGGTATTGCCGCCAGTTACCACTCGCGCCAAATAACGGGTGTGATCGACGTCGACAACCGTACCGATACGGATCAGGTTATTCAGAAGACGGTCAAACTCATTGGATGTCATGGCTGGCGCTCGGTAATCAATTCATAGCGCCAGTTTCAGGTGTCGCGCGCGGGCGCACAACGAAAGGGGATTGTAGGGGGGCGGCAACAACTAATCGGGCTGAATGAAGTCCGTAATGGTATCAGCCACCCAGTCAAGATCGGTGGACGTTAAGCCCAGCAACTCACGAATAGGATAACGTACGGACGAGCGTCCTATTTTGTCAGTCTCGCCGAACTGGTGAACATGGGCGATGCTGGCTGCATAACCACTGAAACCAACCGTCGCGCTATTGGGTGATGTGTCGATGCGTAAAAAACGGACGGTACGCAACTTGCGGAACATCTTTTCTTTACGCGCCGGTGCGGTGGAAACGCTACTTACGTTAATACTGAGATAGCGATCGATGTCAGCACGCAGGAACGAGCGCAAACCGCCGCGACCAACATCAAATCCGGTAATCATTCGCTCACCGCTGCGGCCTTTGCTGCTGTGCCAGTTACGCAGCTCTCGCGCCTCACCTTTCCACAGAAACCGGACACCGCCCTGCGTGCGGCGCGTTTGCTTTTTACGCCCTTCGTACGACGAACCATCGGAATTCTGTTGCTGTGCAATCCGTTGCTGCTGGCGCTTACGCAGCCCCGTAGCAATCTGTCGTGATAAGCGACGTCGTTGATTAGCGGCCAGGTGCTCGACAACAGATTGCAGATACCCATCCAGCTCCTGAAACAGTGCATCGTTCTGGCTCATCATTGACCTGCTGTCGAGTCATGAACAACCATGTTGGCCACATCGCCATTTGTCAGCAGTGACCATCCGTCCATACCTTCCATCAGGTCAGGAGGCGGGTCAGCACGATGACGAGTGTTGATTTCGCCAGCGTCATCGCGAGTGACGATCACCGCCTCATCTACCTGAATGCGGATCAGTAAATCGGCAGTGCTGTTACTCAGCAAATCTGCCTCAAACGTAATACCCGTTTTACGCCGTTCTGGGTTAAGCAATAAATCCGGCTGATAGATTCGGGCCCACATCAGTATCGGCACCATCAGCGTATCGATAGAATGCGGATAGTCCATTGCCAGCACTTCCAGCGTGTAGCGATATTCAAAGGAGGCGGAGCGCGCACCGGTACTGATTGCATTACCCTTCTGTACATAGACGACCAATTGATCGGGGTTTTCCCGCAACCACGACACCTGTTCGCTAATGGTTTTTCTCAGCAGTTCCGCTTTTAGCATGTTGTTGCTCTCTCTGTTGTTCGGCCTGGCGAATTAGTGCCTTGTCGTGGTTGGCGCTCTCCAGCGCAGCCAGCAGCAGGCTATTCCAGTTAACAGACTGGCCGTAGGTCAGACGGTTATTGACTATCGCGCCCTGCGGCATCGGTATTGCCGTCGGCGTGGTGAGGTTCGCTGGCAAGGGAACGCACGCTATCGGCGCGTAAACGGTTCGCGTAGTCGAGCAACGGCACAGCAGCGCCATCAAGCACAAACTCATCAGCACAGACCTGACCGGCCAGTGCCTGATTAATCGTCTGGCTGCGTGTATCGGCATCTTGTTGTATCCGGCGTTTATCATGCTCAGCCTCGCGTGACAGGGTGTTGAATATCAGGAAAGTACGTTGCTGATTACTGATAACGCGCTCGGTACTGTCCCGTTCTTTGATTAACGTTGCCACTTCACCCGAAAGCCGTTGTGATTTTTGTCGGTAGTGATCAGCCAGTGCGATAGCGGCGAGAAACAACAGCGCGGCTGCTAATGTCGCTATAACTTTTCCAGACATAGCATCCTCTCGGCCTCGCGGCGATTGGTTAACCCCTGCCAGACCTGACCAGCGGCTTTATTCCAGCGGCGTAATTCGTTACATGCGCCGGTGAGATCGCCACGGTTCAGCTTTTTAAGCAGGGTTGAACGCTCAAATGCCCATACCCCCACGTTGTAGATAAAACTTGCCAGTGCAGCGCGCTGTAACTCACTGAGCGGAACCGTGACTAACCGATCGATGGCATTAAACGCGGGCTTTAAATCCTGCTGTAACAATGCTTCGCACTCAGCATCTGTTTTGTAGTCACCGGTTTTTACATCACCGGTATGGCCGTAGCAAATAGTCCAGACTCCCGCGATATCACGGTAAGCGGCGTTCTCTTTGCCCTCAAAAAAACCAACGAACACCGTTGCTATTGCCAATGCACACGCGGTAACGACGGGAATGATTCGCTGTTTCAGTGCTTCAGGTAACATCACGGCCTCTGCGTCCAGTGTCCTGCCCATTCATCACGCGCAAAGCGTCCAGCGTTTCAGGCAGGTTTTCATTATCAACTTTCCTGACCAACTCACGCATTAAGTCTGTGCGCTGTGCCTGGTCACGCTCTATGTTCTTTTTGTGGTTCCGATTCACCCAAAATGTGAGCAACCCAATAGCAATCCCTATTAGCGTTGCCCAGTCGCTCAGCGTCATTCGTCCTGCGGTGGCGATCAGCGTGGCAAGCAGGTATGTGATTGCCGATGCCACGCGATCTGTCGTTAGTCCCATAGCTGTATGATTTCCTGTTGTGTTGCCGCAGCGACATCAGGCAGCGTGACCAGCAGGCCAACCGGTAACAATGGCCCACGCTCACACAATCCCGGATTGGCCGCGTAAACCCCTTCGGTTACGCCGTCTGTTCTGCCGTAATAGCGCCAGCACAGCAGGTCGACGGTGTCATTTTGCTGCGCACGAACTTCCATCAGACCAACTCAGCCAGGCCACGATTAACACCGAGAATGTCGCGGATAGCCCAGCGTCCGTCGCGCCACAGCGTGTCAATCTGTGAACTCAACGCCTCAGCGTGCTTTTCCCCCTCGCGCGTGGTGTCAATATCGCGATAACCCTCGATCAACAGCGCTTTGGTGATGGAATACACCGCACGGCGGTAGCGCCAGACCAAAACGGACTCGCCATTGATCTCGTCGACTTCGTCAGCGTTATCGGGTTTAACATCGGACAGAACGGCAAAACCACGTTGTCCCTGACTGTTCCGCCAGTCGGCCAACTGTCCGTTAACGTGCGCAACCGCTTCGATTGCTTTATCCATCAGGCGATCCGTTGTCACCTGACCATCAAGACGCATCGCGCGACGCAGGGCAGACAGAACAATCACCGGCCAAAATGCCTGGCTCGTCACTTTCGCATCACCATCGTTGATGGTGTCCTGCGTGACCGGCCTTACCGGCTCTGTTGCAATCAGGCTCATAGCGTTACCTCAAAAGACAGGCGGTGGACGGCATAACACGACACAATAAATTGCTCGTATTACGCCGTGCCGCCTGGTGCGCGGGGGCACGTTCGGTTACTGCGCGCTTTTTCGGGCGCGTGGTGTCGTAGTTCGTGATGCTTTCGCCGCTGTCGATTTACGCGGCGCTCTCGTTGCTTTGGCTGCGGGGTTGTCGGCTGGTTTATCCACAGGTGGCGTAGGTGGGGTGTCCGTATTTTCTACCCCTGCCTCTGACTCAGTTGATTTCTTGAGTGCACGCCCCAGCAGTTCGATATCGCGTTTAACACCGATCCCATCAAACAGGGTGACTGCCCGTTGCAACCAGTCGCGCGCGGCGCTCAGTTCGTTATTATCCAGTCGCAGGGTGTACCCCAACGTCTTGTAAAGTTTGGCACGTACCTGATCCGGCATGTCTTCGCCAGCAGTAAGCTGTTCCAGCCACAACAGAAGGTCAGCAGCCAAAGGGACGGTGTTTGTATCAGCCTTAAATGCTGCCAGTGCGGGATCACAAATCTCATCAACCAGCGCGGTAGCAACCGTCCGCTTATAGTGGTCTGGCATTGGCAGACGATGACGCAGGACATAACCAGCAATACGCAGTGCATCACTAATCAACCCAGCATCAATCGACCAGATCATGATAGTGGTCAGCACTTCATCAGCCTGGCCGCTATCTGACGCCAAGACGCCATTAACCCAGCCCTGATAATCGGGCAGCAGTTCCCGCTTCAGTTCGGCCTTTGTCGCGGCAGATTGCACCTGGCTTAAACGGGATTTATCCATCCTCAGCCGATGCAGTTGCTGTTCGTAGGCGGTGCGTTCAACATCACCGCCGTTTGATTTGCCGTGGCGCTGAGCCATGACCGTTTGAAAATGTCGCTGCGCAGGTGTCAGCATGATGCCCCCTTGACGCAGGCCGAGCGTTATCCGGCCTGCTGCCGTTGAAATTAGCCTTCTACTGGTACAACTGGTGCCGCTTCAGCAAACGTAATACCTTCAATCAGGCACCCTGTGCCGTAGTCTTCAATGACATAGGCGTCATTGGATGACTCATAGGTCGCCACGCGGTTAAATTCCATCTCATCACGCACGGCACGTCGCTGTTTACCGTCCTGGAAGTAGATCGACAGGTTACTAAACGGGGTGATGAACATGCTGCCGTCAGGGAAGAATGGTGCAATGAAAGTCGGCAGGTTGCCGATAGCCTTACGCGATACCAGCAACTGACCGGCCAGCGCTTCCGAATTGGGATTGGTCGTATTGATGGCATTAATCAGCGGGTACTCTTTGCTGACCATGATCTGACGGCCACAAATAACCACTAAATCTTGTGATGATTTAAACCACTCATCCAAGAGCGAATTAGTAGCGTCATAGACCACGGCGTCAAGGTTGCCGTAATCGCCTTTTGCAATGACTTTATTTTCATCATCACGGCTGGTGACGGTGATGTTTTTCATCACCCGCTGTGAGGCATGAAGGCGATATTTCTCCAGCCAACCGATATTCACATCCTGCAACAGCGGATTGGTTGCCAGATCGGATTTAGCGGCACGCGACGTACCGTTAAAACCAATCATGATGCGATCGAGCGCTTTTCGTTTGATGATCTGATTACTAATGCGCTGCTGAAAGTCGGGGAATTTAGCCCACACATCCAACTGTGGATAGCTGATAAAGGTATCCGTATTGGTTTGCTCACAGCGGTATTTATCATCATCCAGCGTGTGAACGGATTTCGGTTCACGACGTTCCGTACTTGACGTGCTTGAACTGGAAACCGGACCACTGACACCGAGCCCCAGTTTTTGACCTTCCTGCTCGGATACCCCAGTGATGTTAATTTTTTGCAGTAATTCACTGGATTGCTGGATTTTATCTTCCAGTTTCTGCTGCACTGACGGTGCAATGCTGAATTGAGTAGTGACATGCGCGGGCTGGATGCCGTTTAGCTCAGCCTGGCGGTTAATATAGGCGTCGAACAACACGCGGGTTTCATTTTGCATGTTAGGTTCCTGCAATAGTCGGTTTAAAGGGTGATTAGCAGTCTGCTAACACGACGTTAGATTGCTGATTGCCGCCGCTGGCCGGTGGGCGCTGGCTAAAGTTACCATCCTGTCCGGCAAGCTGTGTTTTCAGCTCGGTTAATGATTGCGTCAGCGTTGCCACGCTGCCTTTCAGTTCGGTGTTTTGCGTCTGTAAGGCACTGAATGCTTCGGTTTTGTCCAACAACTCACGCTGGCTTTGCGCGATCAGTTCAACGGCCTGTTTCAGCTCACCGTTTTCTTTATTGAACCGTTGCTGACTGCCGGTTAGCAGTTCCGTGATGCGGGAAAAGAAGTTTCGGCCAGCGTCGCCAGTCGGCGCATCGTCTTCAAACTCCAGCGTGATGGGGGTATCAGCGGCCGTGAAGAAACATTCAGGGCTGGTTTTTCGCCCATCCAACGGGCCTTTTCCGCCGCACTTGGCGTTAAACTCCAGAATGCCTACGCCCAGACTGGCGGGATCGTCCGTCATTCCCAACCCCATCAGATAGGCTTCGCCGGTGTCAGCGAAAGAGGGATGAATTTCAACACTGGGATAAATCTTCTGGCGCTTTGTGTTCAATGCCACCATGTCATCAGTGGCATCAATCTTGATTTGTAACGCCAGCTTGCCTTTGAGCGGCCCGTCCTGGATCTCAAACTCGCTCACTTCTTCCACGTCGCCATACGCGCGAAAATCGCTGGTTGGTGAGTAACCGCGAATGTGTTCAAGGTTCACGCGCGCACCGCGCACCTGTTTGTTGAAGTTTTTCGCCATTTGCGAAATATGCACGCGCTCAAGGATGCGGCCGTCGCAAGTTGCGCCTTCGACTGCTGCCAGAAACGGTTTTGAAATTGGCATGTAATGCTCCGGTGATAACAGGGTGACTGTCTGATACCCCTATCATCGCCACGCTTCACCGCAGGCGCTATCGGTGCGGGTTGTTGCTGAACCACGACAACAGGAGCCGATATTTTGCCGCGCGCGGGCGCGATAGCCTGTATGCATGAATCTACTTCCCGATATCCGCACCGAAGCCAAAAGCCTTTACTGGCAGGCTTATAGCATCCCTCAAATCGCTCAGCGGCTGGGGGTGAGTAACAACACGCTCTATTCATGGCGACGTCGAGATAAGTGGGATGACAGCACGCCGATCCAGCGGGCGCAGGAGCGCACGGAAGTACGCTATTTGCGGCTGATAGAGAAAGACGACCTCACGCCGCATGACTTTAAAACCATCGACCTGTTAGGGCGCCAGATTGCGCGTTTTTCGCGCGATGAACGAAAAGATCAGGAAAAGGAGACGAGGAAGAAAGCGCCGAAGAACCATTTTACGGACGAACAGATCGCAGAGTTGCGCGCCCTGGTACTGGAATCACTCTACGAGCACCAAAAACGCTGGTACAAAAAACGCAAGCAGCGTAACCGCGCGATACTGAAAAGCCGCCAGATAGGCGCTAGCTGGTATTTTGCGCGTGAAGCGCTGTTAGATGCACTGGAAACCGGCACTAATCAAATCTTTCTATCAGCCAGTCGAGCGCAGGCGTACCAGTTCAAGCGGTTTATTCAACTGTTGGCGTCCAGCATTGGCGTAGAGCTGAAAGGCGGTGATGCGATTGTGCTATCGAACGGCGCAACGCTGTACTTCCTCGGTACGTCAGCGGCCACCGCACAGAGTTACACCGGCAACCTGTACTTTGATGAATTCTTTTGGGTTAGCAACTTTCTTAACCTGCGTAAAGTCGCTGCGGGGATGGCGACGCAAAAAGGATTGCGCCGCACGTACTTTTCTACGCCATCCAGTGAAGAGCATGAAGCCTACACGTTCTGGACAGGGGATTTCTTTAACAAAAGCCGACCTAAAGCGGAGCGGGTAGAGATCGACGTTACCCATAAGGTACTGAAGAAAGGGCTGCTGTGCGGTGACAATATCTGGCGGCAGATCGTCACCATACATGACACGTTAGAGCAAGGTTTTGACCTGGTTGATCTGGATGAAATTAAGTCTGAAAACAGCCCTGACGATTTTGAAAACCTTTACGCCTGCCACTTTGTCAGCGTCGGTGAGCGGGCTTTTGACTATACCGCGCTGATTAACTGCGGTGTGGATGGTTACAACGATGACGTGTGGCCGGACTGGCGACCCTACACGCAGCGGCCGTTAGGTAATCGCCCCGTATGGATAGGCTACGATCCGAGCGGCGACAGCGGCACAGGTGACAGCGCCGGCCTGTCTATCGTGTCTCCTCCCGCCGTTCCAGGCGGCAAATTCCGCGTGATTGAGGTACGGCAGTTACGCGGCATGACATTTGAAAAACAGGCCGAAGTCATCAAGGAACTGACCCACCAATACAACGTGCAGTTTATCGGCATTGACAGTACCGGCAACGGTAGCGCGGTGCATCAGCTTGTCGTCAAATTTTTCCCCGCCGCCGTGAAATATCAATACTCGCCCAGCGTTAAACGCGAACTGGTACTGAAAGCCCAAATGCTGATCCGCGCGGGGCGATTTGAGTACGACGCGGGGATGATGGAGCTGGCGCGGTCTTTCATGACAGTGCGGAAATTTGTTACGCAGGGCGGCATGACGTCATATGCCTCAGACAGGACAAAAGGCAGCAGCCACGGCGACATAGCATGGGCAACCATGCACGCCTTACACAATGAACCAATCGGCAGCGAGTCGGGCGGTAATGATGGATTTATTCAGGAGTTCTAACCATGTCACGTAAGAAACATTACTCGCGCACGGCCAGCCAACGCAGCACAGCGGCACAGACACCCGTAACAGGGGAACTGATCCAGCAGCCGATTGAATCACTACAGTCTTTCTCGTTTGGTGATGCACAGCCCATTATGGACAGGCGCGACCTGCTGGACTGTATGGAATGCGCCAGAAATGGCCGTTGGTATGAACCACCGATCAGCACCTACGGTCTGGCGCGGATGTTTGACGTTGCCGTGCACCATCAGTCACCGATACTGTTTAAGCGTAATGTCATCATGTCCTGCTACGAGCCGCACCCGCTGTTATCGCGGCAGGATGCCAGCGCCTTTGTACTCGACTGGCTGGTATTCGGTAATGCGTATCTGGAACTGAGGAAGAACCGCATCGGCCAACCGCTGAAACTAAAGCACACCCATGCCAAGTACACCCGACGCGGGGAGAATCTGGATCAATACTGGTTCGTGACGTATTACGCCAACGATCACGAATTCGAGCCAGGTACCGTGTTCCACGTTAAAAGCCCCAGCATTCATCAGGAGATATACGGCACACCGGAGTATATGGCGGTAATCCAATCAGCGATGCTGAACGGCGAAGCCACTCTTTTTCGACGTAATTACTACATCAACGGGAGCCACGCGGGGGTGATCGTCTATCTCACCGATCCCATCACCAACAATGCTGACGTTGAGCAACTTAAGAAGTCGCTGAAAGATGCACGCGGCGGTGGGGCATTTAAGAACCTGTTTGTTTACGCGGCAGGCGGGAAGAAAGACGGCCTGCAAATATTGCCGTTCAGCCAGATTGCGGCCAAAGATGAGTTTACCGGCATCAAGGATGCAACCCGTGACGATATGTTAGCCGCGCACCGCGTACCGCCCAACTTAATGGGGATTATGCCGAACAATGCAGGGGGATTTGGTGACGTGGAGAAGGCCGCGAAGGTGTTCGCCATCAACGAACTCATGCCGATAATGGAAAGCCTGAAAGAGCTTAACGACTGGCTAGGGATCGAGGTACTTCGGTTCAAGCCTTATGCACTGGCCGAAGGTGCAATGTAACCGCGAAAGTCATTCAAAACCATTCACCTAGCCATCAAACATCAAGCCGGACAGCCGCAAGGTTGCCCGGTTTTTTACGTCTGCGTGAAAGCGCCTGAATGCGATTCTGAGCGATGCATCAGCCAGATTATGCCGTGATTGACTGAGTTCGAAACGGCGCAATGGTGACGTAATGAGGATGCAACAGCATATGAACCGGCACACCCCTCTTATCCCCCTCAGCGCGCGAGGGTTCCCCCGCCACGCCCGCACACGAAAATAGCGCGTTTTTATGCAGTTGTGCAGCAGGGGCAAACCCGCGCCAGATCTGGCACGGGAAGGAGTTAATAGCATCAAAAAAATTGTGCATTAGTGTGCGGGGTTGTGCAATAGTATTTACTTAGCTGTTGATAAAATAAATGCGTTAGTCATATTTTGTTAATGCTGCCGGAGATACATCTAGTAGTTTTGCGATGTCCGTTTTACTCATTCCTGCATTTCTTAGTATGTAAATTAAATTTTTACCATCATCAGTAATGCGGCCTCCTGAAGTTTTAGCGACATCGATTATGCTGTCTAAAATTTCCACTTTCTTTTCTAATTCAGCTAGTTGTTTTTGTATTGGGCTAATTGGCATGATTGCTCTCACTTAATATGATTTGGTTGTTGTTAAGTTTTAAACTTAAGCCTTATATTTAAAACTTATGCCATATGTTTAAATCTTAAATCCTTTTTTGTCAATTTTATTTTTATGATAAAAGACAATCTCAACTATTCGAATCCACTCCACGTAACACGGCGATCCGATGAAGCAGTGACGCCGTTCTATCCTGATATATTTCGTCTTTTTTCTTACTCGTTGGCGTTCGATACAGACAACCGTCAGCGCTGGCAACGTAGGCATAGCCCGCAATCGTGATCGCATTACCCGTTTCCAACCGCCGTAACTCACCGGCGCTGATATCCCAGCCCAGCGAGCGGGCGAAATCGGAAACGCTGGCGCGCCAGTCGTCCGACCGCTTACTAACAGTCTGTTTTTCAGTCTCTTTGTGGGTCTGAGTTGTGGACGAGTGTTCTTTATGTCGCCGATCCGGCGGCTGTGATCGAAGCCGGTTGAGCAATCCACGCCGTTCCGTGTCGGCCATGTGCTCAAAGTCGGTAATTTCTGGCTCTGACGTACTGCCAATCTCTCTATCGGCGGGTTCGGAAATGCTTGTTTTTTCGTCGCCCGTAGAGTTATTGACAGAACTCCAAGCGCCGCCGGTGGGCGGCGTAACAGCCAAACCACGTCCGGCGCTATCATTAACGCCTGCGTCTGCTGCCTGTTTTTTACGGATTTTCCACTTAACGAGACGGGTGCAGATACGTGATATCTCACCTAAGCGCGGTGAGAAAACGCCAAAGATTTTTTCTGGTGTCTCGCCGTAGTCGTTTTGCTCGTCGGCATCCTCATACGCGATGCGCACGGTGTATAGCTCGCGCGGGATTAACACGCCGCCTTGCTTTTCGATGTAAGTAGCGAAACATCCTGCATCAGCGGAAGCCAGCACGGCATCCATTGCCGGATCGGCTAACTGAGAAGCGCCGCGCTTGAAGGTTCCGGCTTCTTTCTGTACTGCGGTAAGTTGGTTCGCCAGTTTGCGCAGCTCGCGCCAGACTGTGACGGGCGGTAGGCCGAACGGCTGAAACTGCCGGATGTTGTGTTGAGACGCCCAGGCCATCGCAAATTTTGCGGTTTCGCGCAGAGGCTTTCCGGTTTCACCGTCCAGCTCTCCATCTAGTGCATACCCATCAATGTTTTTACTGATGTATTTCGCGACGTATGCCGTAGCGCTGCCTTTCTTGGGATCGAGGCGCTTCGCTTTAAAGCGCGCGCCGGTATTACGCCCAAGCTCAGCACGGTCTACAGCAATGAAATATTCACGCAGAATTTCAGTGATTTCTTTCCGGTCTTCTGGCGGCATGAATAGCAATACGTGCCAGTGCGGCGTTGAATCGTGATGCGGTTCGGCAACGCGGAAGCCATACGGACGCAGGCCGCGTCGGTTCAGTTTCGACATGGCTTTAGCCCATGTCTTACATAAATAGCGCTGCCCCTGCCGAGGGGATGACGTATCCCACTTGGGATTCTGATGACCACTCTGAATAGTGGCGTGATAACGAGACGGGCAAGTGATAGTGAGGAAAACCCCTTCATCACTGCGCGATATAGCAACCATTTCAACGCCAGCCATTCTCGTCATAAGTTCGTGACGACGAATAACCGGATTGCTAATGCTGGCGTATACCATGTTTTCTAACGATGCGACGTTGCCGTCCTCATCAACCAGTTCATGCGCCTTAAAGAACTCGCGATTTTTGCGTCGCTGCTCCTGCCACTGGTTCAACGCGTCGATACTGACATACGGCATGCGCTTTTTGTGGATCACGCCGATGGCACGGAACTGATTTTCTCGCCATTCGCAGCGTAAACGCCACAACTTACGCCCCCACCATTCAGGGCTGATAATGCGCAGAATGGCGGAGCAAATACGTTTTTTTGATTCGTTATCGCAAATGATCACGCCCCAGCACGGCGGCGTTACACGTAGCGCCAGCATTTCATAACCCAAATGCCAGAAAAGCGACTGGATCTCGTCATTGGTCATATCGGCGGGCAATGTGTTGCCGCATTCGGTTTCAAACATTTCAGTGATGCTGGCCGCAATAGCATGACCAGCGTTAATCGCTTCATGTTTCGTAAACTCTGCCAAATGCTGCCAGCGTGCGCGCCAGTAACTGGCAAGCTCTGACGTAAAACCGTCACGCACACCTTGCTTGGCACGCACAGCATCAAGACGCAGCAGGGCTTTTTTCACGGTCCCCATGAAAAAAGCGCTGACGTGTCGCGACTCTCGGTTGGCGCGCAGCCATTCTATTTTTTTCCTGTAGGTATCGCGGATAAAAAACGGTTGTTCGAGCAAGCGGGCTTCAACACCTTCCGGTGTTTCCATCCAGTTTTGCAATGCTGCTTGATGCTCATCCCGCTCAGCCTCAGCGAACTGGCGGCGCATTGTCAGTAACGTTGAATTAGGCTCGAAGTAGTCCAGCCGCGCGACGGCCTGATCGAAATCCAGATCGGAGAAAGCCGCGCGCGATACCAACCGCTTAAGATGCTGCTCGACGGCTGGATGCGGCTCGGTGGTATTTGCAGCAAAGGGATGAAATGAATCAGCGATCCCCTGTGGCATGGAGATCGCTGGACGTGGTGCATTCCACGGATAGGCCCACTGTGCGGACATTACTCACAAACCCCAGCGTAAACGCTGTTGCAGACCATCGGATCGACAACTTCGCCCAATAAATCGAACTGTTGCCCCCCCCCTGGTTGTTAATGCCCAATCTCTGTAGGTGTGGATACCGTGAGACTCGACGCTAATACACTCAATGCGGCGCTCTGCTTTTTTGGGATCGTTTGTTGAGGGGAAGAATATTGAGTTCTGACGACGAGAACATGCCGCAACAAGGCGTTCCCAGCGCGCGACTCGCTCAACTTCCTCAGGCCAACGGCGGAAGATTTCTGCAAGCTCTGACTTTCTGGCATGGATGCACGGCATACAGCCGACACGGCTACAGCCTTGCTCATAGAGGGGATTTGGCTTGATGCCGTGTCGTTTTGCTAACGCGAAAACATCAGCGTGTTTCCAGTGAAGAATGGAGCGATAGATGCTCAGGCGAGGGCCAAGATCAAAGCCGCTTTCCCATTCTGACAAAAGGGCGCGTGACGCGGATTCTTCGGCACGAACACCTTGCCAAGAGACGACCTCAAACCCCGCATGAACAATCGGTTCAACAACTTGTAGCCGGATAGGTTCATGCTTTAGCTCAGTTGAACAAAAACGGCGTTTCGTTGATGGAAAGCGGCCTTTCCACATGCACAAATCAAGAAATGGGATACCGGTAGGATGCAGGGTATCTAACGCAGTAGCGATAATGTTTTCGGCCTGCCCATCAGTAAAACCACATTCTGAAACAAGCGTGATAGGCCACTTTTCGGCAATGAATTTTCTTTTACCTGCGATTTGCCGAGAAAAATCGGCATGGACACGTCTGATTTTCCCTAGTTTGGATTCCAGGTAATCCAAATATTCCATAGTCTGAGGATGCTCGTGACCGGTATCAGCAAATGCCGGAATGTGACTAACGCCGTTCTCTACGGCTAACAGCCATTGAGCCAGGCTGTCTTTACCCCCTGAGACGCTAATAACGTTGATTGTGTCATCATAAAAACAACGTGGATCAATCATCAGAATGGCCCTCCTTCGCTGACATCACGACGAATGGCGGCGCACCCTTTCAGCACGCCGATCACTTCTTTTGCAGCACCACGCGTGATGCCGTTTGCGCTGATAGAACGCTGAACTGCTATTTCATGGAATTGATAGTGCTGATAAATCTCGCGCGTAGCGGGAGTGTCACTATTTGAGATAACGACCGGCACGCCGCGTGAAAGGTTTACGCTCAGCAGCAGCGCCGCTAAATCTCGGTGATGGTCGGGGGTAAAAGAAGCGTGGTGATATTGCGTAAAATTGGCCGTGTCGCTGGCTGGTAAATAAGGCGGATCGCAATAGATAACACTGCTTCTGTTTATCGCTTTCGCGGCCAACACTTTTCGGAAATCTTCCGCAATAAAGCAGGTTGTTGTGTCATTTGCTTTCTCAGCAAACAGCTTTATCTCTGCCTCTGGGAAGTAGGGCTTTTTATAGTTCCCAAATGGGACATTAAAAAAACCAGCGTTGTTATATCGGCAAATACCGTTAAAGCAATGGCGGTTCAGGTACAGGAATAAAGCGGCCTTTAGCAGTCGCTCATCGTCATGTATGCCGTTAAATGTGTTGCGATTGCGATAATACTCAGTCGGGCTATTACCGTTTTCGAATAACCCTTTCGCAGAATTAATAAATGGCTGAGTGGCATTCTTAGCCATCTGATATGTATTAATCAGATCGGTGTTAATATCAGCCAGCACATAACGTGGAAAGTCGGTATTAAGGAATACAGACGCACCGCCGACAAAGGGCTCAAACAGCCGATCACCCTTTGGCATGTGTGGCAGTAAATCAGGCAGGACGCGGGTTTTACCCCCCGCCCATTTGATGAACGGACGGATCATAATTCATCGCCTTGATTCTGAACCAACCGAGACATAACAGCAGAAACCAACGCAACCTGGCTGATCGCGTCATCCAGCGCGTTATGCTTAACACCGATTGTTTCTGCTGTGCCGAGAAAACGCCCCATATTCATGATGGCGAACCCAACTTCTTTCATCGTCCTTACGTCCCGTTCGTTCCAATATTTCCACGGAATATCAGTATCAGTACGCTCAAATGACGATTTCAGGATGGAACAATCGAATGAAGGGCTATTCGCCCAAACCTGCAATGATTCCAGGCTCTCAGCGTTATCTGTCAGCCAATCACTAAACTGACTAACCGCATCCCAGATAGGGCAAGCATCATCGCTGATTAACTCCGCACGGGCGTCTGATGATTGGCGCAACCACCATTTGATTGTGTCACCGTCTGGTATAGCGCCATTGAGCATGTCGTTTTCAAAATCTACGCGGCAATAAAAACGCTCACCCAATTCACCCGTTACTGGATGGAAGAACACCGCGCCAATTGAACCTATCGGGGCGTTAGCTTTTTTTCCGAGCGCTTCAATATCGATCATGACGTGGTTCATGCGATGATCTCCTGTGACGAGTGCTCGAAGCGTTCTGCTTCTTTGCGCAGCAGCTCGATAACCTCTGCGGTGGAAAGCTCTTTTTTCTGGGCATGGATAGACAGCGCAGCCAGACGCAAGGAAAACCCTAAGTGCTGGTCTTTCTTTTCTTCCAGACGTGCTTTTTTTAGCAGCTCGATAAGTGCTTCATTGAGTTCTACTTTTATCGTTTTAACTTCTGCATTTCTCATCGTGATTTCCTTTTTTCAGGTAATAGAAAGCCCGGCGGGTTTACGCCTTTAAAAACGGGAGTTATTACAGTTAAAGAATTAAATGTTTGGGGAATAAACTCACAACTGCTTTAAGTCTATTCATCGCCTTAATCAGCTTGGTTTTTTCTTCAGTTGTCAGTTCATTAAATTTAAGGTTATGCCGTTCCTTATCAATGTCTGCTAATTCAAATATCGCTGATAGCACGCGTATATTCTCGGAATGTTCTTCAGCTCGCTCTTCACGGTTTCCGTCATAAAATCTTTCATCGCGCAGATCGTCAATAAACCGGCACATTTCTTTTTCACTATTCGTGTTGAAGTATTTTCCTCTTAGCATTGCTATGTGATTTAGCCCGTCAGTTCTATCCGTGATACTCAGCGGAACGGCGCGGGCGGTTTCGGTATTCGCCATGACGATTACGCCGCGATACCCATCAAGCGGGCAAACCAGCGACGCTTTTTAGACGCTGGCACGCATGACTTTTTACTCGACGGCGAAAAACAAAACTGTGCGGGAGTGGGCTGAATACGCTGGTCGTTTGGCAATTCCAACCAGCCTTTTTCCTGCTGCGGTGATGGTGATTTTTCTTTTAATAAACTCGCTATGCTAATCATATTATCGCCTCTAAAATTTTCTTTGTTAAAAAAAAAAATAAAAAGCGCAGATGTCGCAACTGCAATTACTTTAAGGAAGGTAAAGTATGTATTTATTAAATCCCTGTAAAAAGATAGGTTATTATCTCGCCACTTCATGGTTACGACAGCGCCGAGGAATAAATAAACAATTATTTCTGAAATAATGAATATTAAATTATCACGCATGAGTACAACCCCTCATATCGTGCAGCCGATTAATGTATTCAGTCGCTTGACCTAACGCATCAAAAAGCCCGAAAGATTGATCGCTCTGGCTCACGCGATAACGAGTTATTGGATTCGTTGCCGTTCTGGGGCAGCGAATAATAGAAAAGCCGCGATAAATGCTGGTATGTTCACTGAGCTTAATTAGCGCATGATCAATACCTGAAAATACCAGCCCTTTATTATCCTCCCACATATTACAGCCCCAGCCACAACAGCCAGGCGTCACGCTGTTCTTTCGGTCTGTTCATAAATGCATCTCGCATTGCACGGTTAAATTCAGGGATATAAACCCAATTCTCACACCGCCGTAAATTAGGCGGGGTCTTTATTGAAGGATCAGGATTAATCCACGGAACCAGCGGCAGCTTGCCCGCATCAACCATCCCCTTCACTGCTGCATCAGATTTGCCGATTAGCTCTGCAAACTTCTGATACGGCACAGCGTCAACTGGATAGCGAACCTCATAAACACCATCAGCCATTATTTCGACTCCCTATTGTTAATTAATGGAATGTGTGCCGGAGTTTTTAGCCACGTCCGGCGCGTGGTTTGTGGTATCTTTGTTACGCCTACTCTGTTCTGAGCGGAACCATAGGCAAAACAACCAACCACCCACAAAAGAGGAAACTATGGAAAATATCCTTTCTTGTTCTGACGACGAACGTAAATACCATGTGCCATACAAACAATACGACGAACCGAAAGACGGAAAGCCCTATCGAGACGATGACGACGAGGACTAATTAATGAACCAGCATCCAACTAAAGAAATAAAGGCTCACATGCATGATTGCTATTATCGTGAGCACATGACTGCCAGACTTAAAAAAACAACATTTAATACAGCATCGTTTATTCAAGTAATACTTGGCAGTACTGTTATGGCCGATGTTATGAATAGTTGGTTGCTTGGTTTCTTTATTATGATTCTCTCCGCCTATCTTTTCGTATTCAAACCTGGTGAAGCATCTGGCATCGCCCGTCAGCAGTCTTTCGAGTACGAGAAAATCATTCATCGCAGTAATTCCATGAGTGAAGATGAAATAAAAACCGCGTTGATTGATTTGGCTGAACATGATTCCGATATCCCCGGACACCTTGTTAAACCTGCTTATATTCGTTCACTCATTGCTGCGGGTTATGCAACCGAACGCATTGATAAAGAAATAAGCACCCTTACTCGCTGGGAACGCTTTTTCGCTTTTGTATCAGGTGGCATTCCCCGTTAATTCATCTTTGCACGTTGATAAACCGCCACAAATAGATCCATCACATGGAACGGTGCCGATAAGGGTGCCGTTTTTAAAATCTCCCGTCCAAATCAGATAGCCGTGGTTTGGAATACGGTTAGCTCTGTCCGTAATATCGACCACAGCAGCGCCATCTTTCTTCATCCTCTCCCCCTTGCGTGATACTCTCTTTCGATCGCCAACTGCTTACATTTGCTTATTAAGGCTTGTGTTTGCGGTTGGCTTTTCGCGCCTTAAAAGGATCTGACTTACCAACCTTTTGAGGTGAATTTAGTCATTAAGTCAGGAAGTGTCAAATGAAAATTTCACAGAAGCTGAGGGCGATCCGAAAGGCTGAAGGGTTAACACAAGCAAAATTTAGCGAAATCAGCGGGGTAGCAATAGGGACAGTAAAAAACTATGAAGGGGGACATCAAGAGCCAGGCATTCAGGTGATTCTACAAGTTACCAATACGAGGCAACTTGAAAAATACACACTGTGGCTTATGACGGATAAAACAGCACCGGAAGCTGGTCAAATCGCACCGGCCCTCGCACACATTGGGCCAGACTCAACACAATCAGGCCACTCAGAGAAACAGACTGGTTAACGCTTTATAAACATTACATTTTCACTATTTGTTACCAAGACAGTGAAATGACCGCCGGAGGGCTTTCTTATGGCAATTAAGAAGCTCGATGATGGTCGATTTGAAGTGGACATTCGCCCCATCGGACGTAACGGAAAACGTATCCGGCGGCGGTTTGATAAAAAGACGGAAGCGGTAGCCTTTGAGCGCTATACGTTGTCCAGAACGGACAAAAAAGAGTGGCAGCACGGTTATGGTGTTGAGCATCGCCAGTTAAGCGAACTGGTTGCGCTATGGTGGCTCTACCACGGCCAGAATGTGAAGAACGGACTGATTGAGCACCGCCATTTAAAACGAACGGTTGCACAGATGAACGACCCGGAGATCTGCCGCATCAACAAGCGTTCGATACTGGAATTTCGCACGATGCGATTAACAGGTGGCATCAGCTCATCAACCATCAATCGTGATATGTATCGGCTATCAGGTATGTTTTCAGCGCTCATAAAGCTGGAAATCTACGCGGGAGAAAACCCGTTAAAAGGATTGCCACCCCTGCCAGAAAAACAGCCTGCTGTTACGTTTCTGACGGAACCAGAGATCGCCAGGCTTTTATCGGTGTTGGATGGCGATGCCTACAGGCTGGCCGTGTTATGCCTGAGCACAGGGGCAAGATGGGGCGAGGCCAGCACATTACGGTCTGAACAGGTAGTAAGCAGCAGGGTAACATTCATGGAAACGAAAAACGGCAAGAACCGAACGATCCCCATATCAGAGGAGGTTTCACAAATCATCAAAACTCGTGAAACCGGAAAGCTGTTTAAAGTGGATTATCCGGCGTTCTGTGAGCAAATCAGGGCAGTAAAGCCAGACATTCCAAAAGGCCAAGCATCACACATTTTACGTCACACTTTTGCCAGCCATTTTGTGATGAACGGCGGGAATCTGGTCGCTTTGCAACAGATTTTAGGCCATGCGAGCATTCAGCAAACCATGACTTACGCGCACCTTGCGCCGGACTACTTGCAAAATGCTATTACGCTCAACCCATTACGGGGGAAAAGTGGCATTTAA